AATGGATCTTTATGCAAGATCTCAATATACCCTGTGTAATAGCGACCAAAAGGCATATCCATCTCTTTTACTACAGCAATTCTTCCGCATAATTCTTCTCTATAAACAACTTTTTCCATTTTCTATTCCTCCGCTGAATTAATTAATAGCTGACCAATCTTTGACCAAGAAATGCTGTCTTCTGGGTACTCTTCGCATAGCATGTCCGTAATACGGTTATATGCGTCTTGCTCCTCTTCGTTTAAATCGTGAATGTCGATATACTCGTCAACATATCCTTGCAAGTAAGGCACTGATACATTGAAATAATCTGCTAGCTTTTGCCAAGTTTGATTGTTAGATGTTCCCCGCTTACCAGTTTCGTAGTATCCAACTGCTGATCTCGTTAGATGTATTCCTCTTGCTATATCCGCTTGACTAATTCCTCTTTTTTCTCGTAATTCCTTAATTCTGTTTTGCATAGTAGTTACCTCTCTAACTAGCCTTTGAAATTGCTAAATAAAACTTTTTGCAAAACGGGCAACACTTAACTTTATCGGCATCTTGTGACGAAATTCTAAATACTTTGTGGCATTCCAAGCATTCAGCTTGATACCAAATCTGATCCAGTCCTTGCAAGTAAGGCACCGAGACTTCCCAGAAATTAGCTAATTTTTCCCAAGTTTTTAATTTAGGCTCTCTTTCTCCAACTTCATATTTCCTCAAAGTATCGCTTGGTATTCCAATCATTCGGCTATATGAGCTTAGAGTTAAATTCGTTTTATTTCTGACTTCTCTTAATCGATTTTGCATGGTGGCTACCTCCCGTATTCTCTAAAAATTGCGTTACGTTCTTCTTGTGTCATCTGCGGTGTTGTTTGCGACTGTTGTTGCTGAACCTTATCCCAGTTAGTAGCCCTTCGAACTGGCTTACTTCCAAAATTCCTTCGTGGAATAGGTCCTGTGTCAGGTTGATTGAGATATGCCTCAAACTTAGTCCCGAAAAGTGTTTCTGGTCTTAAGTACTGAACCATGTTGCCATCTTGTAGCCATTCAGCACACTTCTTGTCTATAACGGTCTTAAAGTCAATATCAGTAAAGCCCTCGTTGTATCTAGCTTTAATTAATCGTCTTGTAGCTTTAGAAGTCGGTCGATAATGTGAATTAGTTTTTCTGTTTAAGTAATCAACAATTTTTTCGTAAGGTATTTTTTTAGATTTTTGTTTTAGCTTAGGGTCGACGTTCTCTGAACTCGACAATTTATTATTATTATCTTGACTTAACTTATCTTTACTTAACTTATCTTCGGTATACACATTGTTATCATCTTGTATACAAGGTGTATCCATATTGTCTACATCATGTTTACTTTCTGTATCCTGAACAATCGGGGATCTTGTAACAAGGCGGTATTGCTTAGTTTCAGACAATTCTAACTGCTTCTTGTCTTCTTTATAAACCGTCTCATGATATCGATCTTTCGGAATATAGTTGTGAACGAACCAATCTGTTATAGCAATTGCTCCATCTTCAAATACAAGTACATATCCTTTTTCAATTAGAATTTTCAAATCGTCTTGCTGAGCTCCAATTGATCGAGTTATAGTTTTAGGATTTCCAAGAAAACCATCATCATCTGCGTGCATACATAAGTGCCAATATAGATTTTGACTAGATACGGGCATATCTAAGAATTTATCAGTTTCAACAATTTTATCGCTGTACATTCTTCTACCCATTTTGACCTCCTATTTGATGTATTTCCCTCCAGCAGGTAAAGTTCCTATATCTACGAATGAATCAGAAACATCTTCTTGTTTTGGCTTCTCTTCACTTCGCTGTGCTTCTCTTAATTTTTCTTCTTTTTTAGCTTCCTCTTCGGCTTTCTTTAAAGCCTCTTGCTTATCTTTTTCACGCCGTTTGTAACTTTGATTTAACTGATAAATGGCTTGGGCGTCCTGTGGAGTATGTGATCCTTTAATCCAATCTTGAGCATCAGCAATTCCATCTACAGCTTCTTGATATAGTTCAGCTAGATTAGCTTTAATCCCGTTATAGTAAACTGTGTAATTATCTAGCTCCTGTTTAGATAACACTTTAGGCTCTTCAATATTTTTGACGTCTTGGGCATCATCGTCATCTTCACTAGCAATTCCAAAAGCTGCACTTAAGGAATAACGCTTGGCATAACTGATTAAACTAGCTGTTTTTTGTGCGTCTCCAATATTGAAATTCTTAAACCAAACTTTATTTGTTACAGCATAAAATCCTGATACATCTACTAGAACAGTTTGTACATCTACGCCTTGATCCGTGTTGTTAACATCAAAAAAGTAAGTGAACTGCACATTACCTTTATCGTCAACAACTTTTTTAGTGGCTTCCATAACCGATTTATCAACGTCTGCTAAATCTGCGTACTTATATTCATATGTATAAGGCTTACCAGTTTTAGTTTTTCCTGATACTTGAACCTTATGACTTCTTTGTGGTTGTTTGATATTAGCTTTAACTTGGGCAAAATGTAATGCCCAACTTGCACGATCTTTTACGTTTCCAAAAAATTCCATTATTCTTACCTCTCAATTGGTTCTACTTTTAATCCGTTATCTTTTATAAATTCGACTAATTTTTTCATTTGTTCATCTGATCCAGTAATCTTTAGATAAGCAACTTTTGTTTCGCCAACTACTTCTCCAGTAGTCGTATCGATTACTGAATTACCTTTAACTTGTTGCTTAATAGGTTCATCTTTTTTTGAACTTAATTCTCTTTGACGTTTTCCGTCACTCTTAATTCGAGCTAATATTTCAGAAATAGTTAAATCATCAATCAAATTGATATAACTATCTGGTAAAATTTGCTCTTTTTCAGCAGCTTCTGTAATTAAAGTGATTTTTTCATTTTTGAAATCACGTTCTTGTGCTGCTTTTTCTAAAAGTTGATTGATAGTTTCTTCAATCTTCTTCCAGTTATTAGACTTGTTATCCCATTTAGCGTCATAAGGTATATCTTCATGGGTAAGTCCAAATTTTTCTGCCATTTTGTCAATATGTTTGACATTAGCCTCATGTCTTAACTTAATGCCTTGCTCTCTATAGTCCTTCAATCCTTGATGAATTTGACCAGAAACATCTGTAATTTCATCAATTAAGGCGTCCATCTGCTCATTGAACTCATCTAAAGGTTTTAATGCTTGTTTTCTAACAGCACTCTTAGCAGCCTTTAGAGCCTTAGCTTTTTTATTTAAATCAGCAGCAATTGCTTTATCTCCTTTTAGATTTTCAGGAACAACAACATAGCCGTTGTATCTTTTATAGATTTCATCAGTCTCTTTTTTAAGCTTTCCATAATCGTCAAACTCAATTGAGGCTGGAGTAAATTTAACCTTATAATCAGGACTAGTTTCATCTAGTTTGGTTGAAATTTCTTGCATTAGTAATTGCCCTCCATACCGTCAAAATAATTCATGACGTCTTCTTTCCAAGGATCTTCATTAGGATCATCATCAGTTGCTAAAAACTCAATTAATTCTTTTTTGTCCCAACCAGTTTTGCTGATATAGTTATCAATACCCATTCCAAAAATTTGAGTAACTACAAAATGCTTATAGCTGTAGTAATTACAATCAATATCCCCAATAGTTACTAAGTTCCAACCTTCAAACGCAGTACTAATTCCTCGTTCTGCTAAATTTCTTTGTTCTTTTTTCAATCGCTGCTCTCTATAAGTGGCAGCTTGTGCGGGTGTCATAATTTCGACCATTGTGGTAAAATACTCCTTAGTAATTTAATTTATAAAACCTTTGATTAGTCGTTACTGATTGCAGTCGGTAACGGCTTTTTTGTTGCATTAAAGCAATTTCGAATTGTTTCTAATGTCATCTATCCCACCTCCTTTAAAGGAATATTCTCCAGAAGTAATAGCCCAACATAGTGATACATATAACCCCTGCTGCAATTACTTCTGAACACACAATTGCAACCAGCCAATCTGTCTTCTTACGCTTCATTCCAGCGATCTCCAATCGTTACTAAATCTGTAAGTGCTGCGTTAATTTGCTCTTGCTGTTCCTTAGTACCTACCTTTTTAAACATATCGGCTAACTGAATAACACTTTCTAAGGTGTTACCTAGATAGGCAATTTCAGCCGATCCATCTTTGTTAACAACAATCTGTTCATCTTTGATGCCAATCTGATATTCAGCATCTTTCTTCCACTCGAATACGCCTCTTGATACCAATTGTCTAATTACGTCGCCCGTTGTAACCTTTGTCATTTTTCTACCTCCCAAAATCTTTCTTAATACTTGCGTTCCAATCAATGCGATGGTAATTTTCTTCAATCCACTTTTTAGCGTCTTTTCTAAAAATGATTGTTTTTTTGCCATTGTGTGGGTTAACTACAAAACCACCATTTTCGAAGTCAATTTCTTCTTTAAACTTATCGAAAACATACAACCTTACCCACTCTTGACCCTTACCTCCGCAGTACTTTTTCCGGAACTCATCAATATTGATTGTTGCGCCCTCTGCTTCTTCCTTTTCCTTATCAAATAAAGCTTTGATAATCGGCTTAAAGATAACTATGAGAGCATCTTTATTAATTAGCTCAGGCATTTAATCACCTACTTTATTATCACTATTTGTTTCTATTTTGTAACAGTTTTATAAACTTTAGTAGTAATTAAATTTAAAAAAATATCCTGCCCCTTGATATTAAATAATTTTGCCATAGCTTTAATATACTTGGGCTTTGGAACTGCCTCTCCTCTCTCCCACCTTGAAACTGTAACATTAGTAACGCCTAATCGCTTTGCTAATTCAGCTTGCGTAAGCCCAGCTCCAACTCGTAAGCTTTTAAGTTCCCGCTTCATTTTATCAACTCCTTTATCAACTTACATATATATTATATACATCATAGTTTATAATGTAAACACTTTTTACTACTTTTTTTACTTTTTAAGTTAAAAATATGTATAAAGTATTATAATTTAAGTACAATAGTTGATAAACGGAGGTTGAAGAGCATGATTGGCGATAGAATACGTGAGTTGAGGACATCTCATAGACTCTCACAAACAGAACTAAGCAAATTATTACATGTATCTCAACAAACTATTACTAAATGGGAAAATGGGAAAGCTGAGCCTTCAAGCGGTGCTTTAGCTAAACTAGCTGAATACTTTGATGTGTCAGCTGATTATTTATTAGGTTCAGATAAAACTAGTGAGCCTAAATCCGTTGACCTAGAAAAAGA